CATTGGAATTGGTGATATGCCAGATGTCGGGTTAGACTATGATTGGTCAATGCCCAATATGCCAAGTGCGAATACTAATTTACAACTTTCTAATCTTGGTTCGATGAGTGTTGGCAGTCTTGGCTTGGATAGCCTAGATTTTAATTCTCTTGGTTTATCTGGTATGTCTATCGATGCTCTTAAACTCGGAAGTTTAAATATCGGTTCGCTTGGAATTGGAGATTTGAGTGCTGGTTCGCTTGGTATTGGCTCAATGTCAGTCGGTGAACTTGGTATAGATTTAGGCGACCTTGGTATCGGTGATTTAGGGTTCAGCGATATTGATTTTGAAGATTTCTCTGTAGGAGATTTAAGTTTAAATCTTGATTCCTTATCAATTGGCGACATTGGATTCGGTGATATGAGGATTGGAAATCTTGGAGTTGATATCGGTGATTTAGGCTTGACAATAGAAGATATTGAATCGCTAGACGTTGACACAACTGGTATTGACACAAGTGACTTGACATTTTCTCAACTCGGGTTAACCGACATTAATATCGGGGATTTTCCATCTTTAGATTTTGATGGAATTTCAATGGGTAGTATTGATTTATCATCTTATAACATTGGTGACTTTGACATCAACCTTGACAGTTTAAGTTTAAGAAGTTTAGGGGATTTTAACATTGGAGACTTGGGTCTCGATGCATTCAGTTTAAGTGAGCTTGGTCTCGGCAGTCTCAGTGTTGGTGACCTCGGTATTGCTAATCTTGATTTTGGAAGTTTAGGGCTTGGAAATCTTGATATGAATTCTCTAGGTTTAAGTGGAATGGACTTGGGTGGCTTAAAGGGCAAGCTAGAAGACCTTGGGTTGGAAGGAGCATTATCTCAGCTTGAAGATTTGGGCTTGGACAAGCTCGGTGTTGACCCAGAGAGTTTAGAAAACTTATCAACAGAATTTACTGAAGAGTTTGACAAAGCTAAAAAGAAGCTTGAAAATATGGTCGGCAAAGTCAGTGCAGGAGAAAATCCTTTTGAACAGGGTACACCAAAGCTTATAGCTGATATAGCAATCACATTGGCTGATAATCTACCAACAGAAGATATTATGGGCTCTATGGCGGAAGCAATCGAAGACGCCCTGACAATGTTTTTGCAAGAATTATTTGTTTCTATGGTCAAGGTTGTGCTTGAGCAGATGATTGAAAATTGTGGCGAAGATTCAACTCAGGCTGGTAAAGAAAATTTAAATGATATGCTCGCTGATAGTCCGAACCAGACTGGACAAGCGGACCCGCTCATTCCCCTTCTTGCTGCGCTGGGAACTGGTCTTTCTGGAGATAGCGCAGCAGTAGCAAGGGACAATCCAACCTCGGAACTAGCAAGAGCAGCAATCACACCAGCGGTGAGGAAAGAAGTCACTGATATGCTTGATGATGTTTCTCTGATGCTTACCCCGATGGAGCTTTGCTCTCTTATTAATGGTACGGCATCGAAGAAGGTTGTTTTACTAGCTAGGAATTTTATTCATAAAAGATATCCAAGTTTAAATCTAAAGTCTCGAACCAAGGTGGCGGACTTTTTTAAATCTTTCGGTGGGTTGATTGACCCTTCAATTTGCCGCATTATTGAAACACCACTTGTGGAAGGGCAAGGACCAGTCCTTGGTGATGTCTTATGTTCAACAAGTGAGATGCGAGATTTAAGAAAGGAGATGTTACAAAACAAGCAAGACGATATTACTGATGAGCAAATTGAAATAATGCTTGACAAGCTAAGGCAGAGAAAGGTGAATGCAGCGAAGGTGCTGGCAGACATTGTTAATAAAGGTCCGTTGTCTGATGATTATCAACCACCACCTGCTGTTTGTCAAAAGAACTCGTCACCGCAAGGTGGTGGTGCATCTGACCCCAATAACGCTGTTGCAAACAACGCGCCGGGAATGGATAGTCAGGGCGGGCTTGTTGATTTAACAGACCCTTCTATTGACTTTGCAATAGAGATAGCAACAAATAATTTGTTTGACCCGGTTGAGATTGCGTTTAGTCGAGATATGAGAGACTACCCGCAAACTTATACTGGAGATACAAACGAAGAGCAAACTGAGCCCGTTAGCGTATGGATGGATGGTGAGAAAACAATTCTAAACCCTTCTTTGCAAGCTCAGTACGGTACAAAAGAGATGGCAGAAAAAGTTTTGGCAGACAAGATTGATGACGAGGGCAAGGTTCCGCTCAAATCAAATGTAAGAAGAGCAATGCCAGCCTTGCAAGATGCTTTGAAAAATATGGAAACAAACGATGCATTGGATTTTAGGAATTTTGATGCCAGTCACGACGTGTTTAAAGCACAGAATGTCCAAGGCATTGATGATAATTTACCGTTTGAAAACGGCGGCTACGGCATTGAGCTTATGTTGCCAAAACTTGGACAGAATGATATTGCTTCAATTTCCGATGCTTTGCAACAAGATGGTGCTCCGGGTGACGTTACGACTTTAATCAATGAAATTATGGGCGCACTCGATACGGCACAGCCTACGATTCAGCTTTATTATATTTTTCCAAAACTAACAGTTGAACAAATTGAAGAAGGTACTTATATAAATTCTTTCTTGATGGTTGCAACACAAAGCGTTAGAGGTGCGACAACAGTAGTGCACAGAACATTATCAACGACATCTGCATCTGAAGAAATATTAGCGCACTTAGAAGAGGATGAGAATTACGAACTTCACAGCACATCTACGCCCTCTGCCGCACCCGCACGCAGGTTTGGAAGTCTGGTTAGGAATAGGTGGGCTGAAGCAGGTGCCACAGGCACACAGGCAAACAATGTCTATAATGAAGCTGTTGAGGATGACGACGGTGGTTTATACAGTGAAATCAGCAGAGACATTTTCGCTTATATCTCTCAAAAAATAGCCAACGGTCCTTACTTTCAAAATATTAACGCAACGAGCGGTGCAAACGATAAATCCGGCTCTGTTAAGTCTTCGGTCCCAGTGGTTGAATATCTTGTTCTGGACCCAGAGCCTACTGCCCAGCAGCAGGTAGACGGTGTTGACGTACACCCTCTTCAGTTACAAAAAAAGAAAGAGTGTATGCGCGACAATATTAAAAAGAACCAGTGTATTGATTTTGCCCGACCAACTGATGGTAGTCCAGCAGATAGCTTGTCAGATACAGAGCAGGAGATGATGGATGTTTGTATGCAGACAATTGTACAAACATATATGATTGACCATTACCTCAGAGGCTTATATGCAAATTCTGTTTTTAAAATGCCTTCGACACCAGATGAGGCTTATTTAAATCACGTTTCAAGTTATATTCTTGCAGACATAGCATCGTATGATATGCCAAATTATGTTAACCTCGGTACGTTAGACAGTCCAGACCTGAAGCCAGTTAGTCCAGCGGGAACTTATCAAGCAGATTTCATTGAGCAGGCAGTTCAGTCATATAAAAAGCCTGATGATATGGAAACCACAGAGGAAGACCCCGGCGGGGAAATCTCAGAAATTCAAGCAGTGTCTCAAATGGTTGAAAATTTATATCCAACTGTTATGAGGCAGATGGAAAGTGTTGTTTCTGTTTCAAGCACCGCAGACATAAAAGAAATATTTATTCGAGATTACTTGAAAAAAGTCACATTATCTGATTATGGAAAGATGGAGTCTAAATTTTTCAAGAAGGTCAATAAATCAAAGTTTGAAGAGGGTGTTCTCCAAGGTCAAACAGACTATGAGACAGATACCACATTTCAGAATCTTTCCCTCTTGACAGAAAATCTAGAGGATTTGGCGTCAAGCTCAAATAATTTTTCTGATTATAATACAATTTATGTCAATACAGATGGCGGCAATTCGGTTATAGATTATACCAATGGAAATCTTTATCTTGAAAGTTATTACTTACTCGAAGATTGGGATGAAGAGCCTGACTGGTGGAATGATATGGATTCAACAAGTCTTTGGTCGCACCGAGGTTTCAAGTTTATAAAATCGGGAGCTAAGGCAACTCCTGCTGACCAATATAAATACTTTGGAGTAATCAGTGAGGCTGATTATGAACGTCTCAAAGACGACCTTCCTGATGGAGTTAAAATGCAACCGGCTGGCATTTTTGCGTCTGGCTCGGTATCTAAGGGTGCTGCGAAGTCTGTACGACGCGGAATAAGAATTATGTACCTTCCGCCCACTGAAGAGGAAGGTTTGATTCCTGTTGTTATTAATCAGACTGATAGAGAGGTTGAAGCAGCCTCTGCTGCTTTTGCCAACGTTGAGCCCACCTCTTCAGAATTGTTTGATGCGGCTTGGAACGCGGCTGATACCCAAAGAACGGGAGGTAATTCATTTACAAAAGCGGCAGCGTCTGTTTCAAAAGAAATCGCAGTGAAAACAAAAGCTTATAGAATACTCGAAGTGATTCAGGAGCAAGCTGATATTAAAATTGGAACCGCAACAGGCGGCGGAGAAACCGCATTGGCTTGGTCAAATACGGGCAGGGCAAACGCTTATCTATTTAAAGAAACTTGCCCAATTCCGATTGTAGATTATAATTTCAGATTATCTGACCATACGACAGCAGTTCCAACGTCTACACCGAGCCTATCTTCGGGTACTGATTTTGATGATGTGCTGCCGCTCTTGTTGGCTTCTAGCGAGTTTAAGACACTTATTGAATATATCTTTCCTATGTCAAGAATGCAAAGTATTTTATCTCTATACTGCTTCCAAGCTGCTTCATCGAAACAAGAAGTTGCCTCAGCAATGAGTGAAACTAAAGATAAACTTAGAACAGTGTTTTATGCAGTTAATTCAAAGGGTGATTACAGACAAAGTGACCCCGCACTCGATGCAGTCGGAGGTCAAAAAGGTCTTGAAAAAATGATGGCAAACGAGTTTGGAGTGAAAGACCCACCAGCTAGTGAAAATTCTTGGAACTACAATATGCCTGTTAGTTGGGGCAAGTCAGCCAAGGGTCTCGGATTTGAGATGGTAGCAAAAGCTACTGGTGACGCGCTGAAACGAGCCTTCAAAAAGTGGGCAGAAAAGCACGACCCAAATATTTCACTAGCTCACAAGTTGGCTATTGTCACCAAGATGGCAAATGTCAACATTCCAACTCTGGCTTGGTCGTTTATGATTCTGCCTGCAAACATATTCCCGCTCTTGCCGATTGGTCCGATTCTTGGACCTGTATCGATTGTGTACCACGCTCTTGGACTTGGGTTATGGAAACGAGTTAAGGGTGCTGAAGATAAATCATCTAAGGAAATTACAGATGCTCTTGAGGCACTTGGCATTTCCGACAAAGAGTTTGACCCCGGTGAGGCAAAAGATTGCGATGATAACGTAACTTCTACAGCACCACCACAAGAGGGTAGGGGTAGAAGTAGGAGTGCACGACTACGCGAACAAGCAGTATCAGATTCGATAGGGGATACTTCACCATACGTTGATTAAATAGCATTACTTTCTTAGAGTAAAGGTATTTAAAGAAGGAGATTCATATTATGCCAGAAGGTTTATCACCAAAATTACCAATGTCGTTGCACCCAAGTGATGGGTATCGACTTACAAAAACTTACAAGGAAATGGTCAAACAGAACGTAAAAATGATACTGTTGACCGCACCGGGAGAAAGAATGATGGACCCCACCTTTGGCGTCGGAATGAGAAATTTTCTGTTTGAGCCGAACCACCCTAAAACTTGGGGTACCATTGAGGGTCGCATCAATACGCAGATGAAGAAGTATATGCCATTCGTAAAGGTTTTAAATATTGATTTTGGGGAATTGGATGACAATCCTGCAATTAAAGGAAACACTTTGCATTTGCGGATGACATATAAAATTTTACCACTTGACAGTGTGGACGGCTTAGACTTATATGTTTCAGGTGAAGATACTGCATCTCTATCTGAGAATACGGACTAATTATAATATACGTGAGGAAGACTTGAATGAGTGACAAAAAGGTCAGAGCAGTAGCAATCAAATACACTAGTCGAGAGTTCGACACAATTAAGAGAGATTTGATTGATTACGTTAAGAGATATTACCCTGAAACATACAGGGACTTCAACGAGGCAAGTTTTGGCTCTTTGATGATTGATACGGTTGCCTACATTGGAGATATGCTTTCGTTTTATCTAGACTATCAGGCTAACGAGACTTTTCTTCACACGGCTGTTGAGTATGATAATATTTTAAAACTCGGAAGACAGTTGGGTTGGCGGTTTAGAACAGCCCCGTCTTCTTATGGTACAGCAACCTTTTATGCTTTGATTCCTGCACTGACATCTGGACTTGGACCCGACAAACGCTATATGCCTGTGTTACGCCGTGGAAGCACGTTCGGTGCCACCACTGGTGCTGGATTTATTTTGAACGAAGATGTTCATTTTGGAAATCCGAATAACGAAGTTCGTGTAGCTCGACAGAACGAGACCACCGGAACTCCAACCGCCTTTGCTGTAAAAGCATTCGGAGAAGTTGTTTCTGGAAGGTTTTATATCGAGCGTCATACAGTTGGTGCTTTTAAGAAATTTAGAAGATTAGAACTTAATGCGCTTGATATTGCAGAAATAGTCAAGATTACAGATGAAGAGGGAAATGAATTTTTTGAAACAGACTTTATTTCACAAAATGTTATTTATCGAGGGATTACAAACCGAGATAAAACTTGTGAAGGTGTATCTTACAATTACAGTGTAGGCGACCAAGCGTCTGAAATTCTAAAACCATTTATGGTTCCACGACGATTTACGGTAGAGAGAAACAGAAGAAAAACAGTACTCCAGTTTGGAGCAAGCTCAGATGTATCTTTACCAAAAGATATGATTGCTGAACCTTCAGCGGTCGTTATGAAAATCTATGGCAAGAATTATATTACTGATGAAGCGTTTGACCCTACTCGCTTGATTGAAAGTGATAAATTTGGTATCGGACCATCGAACACCACATTATCAGTTGAGTATAGAATGAACACTGCGGATAATGTGAACTGCCGCGTTGGTCAGATGAATAAAGTTACAAGCGCAATTTTAGAATTTGAAGACCTTTCTGTCCTAGACACTTCAAATGTTAAAGCCGTTCGTGGTTCTATTGAAGTAGATAATGAAACTCCAATCGTCGGTTACGTGAATCTACCAGACTCTACAGAGCTTAAACATCGCATTTATGATTCCTACGCGACTCAAAACCGCGCAGTAACGCAGCAAGATTATGAATCATATGTTTATCAGATGCCTACTAAATTTGGAGGAATCAAGCGGTGCAAGATTCTTCGAGACCACGATTCTTTAAAGCGAAACTTGAATTTATATGTTATTTGCGAGAAT